AAGTGCCAAAGTTAAGTACCCCCCATGGGGGGTACTTTGCTGTAGCATACTTGCCATCATAGGGTTGTAGGCAATATTAAGTACCCCCTTTTAGGGGGTACTTAACTTTAGCACAACACGGTACCTAGCGGTATTAAATGTGCATTTTGCACAGTTCATGAAATGTTATAAACATATCGTGAACGACCTTTGTAGGGTTCGAACCTACGACTTCCCGGTTAACAGCCGAGTGCTCTAACCAACTGAGCTAAAAGGTCTAGTATGCGTTATATTTTCGCACTTGTAAATAGAATATGTCTTCCAACTCAACAAAGATGTCTGGAGTTGGAAATAATGGAAATAAAACGAAGAAAGTGAAGAAGCCATCACAGGCAGAATTATTTGCTGCTGCAAAAGCGAAGAAAAATGCTGAAAAGGCTAATGCAAAAGGGCCTTCAAAGGGTCTATCTGCAAATGAGGCAGCGGCAGTACGCGCTGCACATGCCGAAGAATTAGCAATTGCTAAGAACTATAGAAAACGAGTAGAGCGTAAACTAGAAAAAGCTAAGAAAACCATACGCCATCTTAACCGTAAAAACGATTAAGAAAAATACATGGAGTGGGATTCGAACCCACGCGTATTGCTACAAGGGTTCTTAAGACCCTCTCCTTAACCACTCGGACATCCATGTGTTGTGGCATTTGCCTATTTGTATTTTTATATGTATAATCATATTGTATTTGATTTTATATGTATTTTTTCTGACGTATTTACGCCTTCGCGGCCTTCGCCGCCGACGCAGCAAGCGCCTCAGGCGACTTTACGTAGTGGCGGTTGAGGTACTTCTGGAGGTTGAAGTACGTTAGGTCGACGCCCTCAGGAACCGTTAGGAGCTTCTTTAGAGGGGCATCAGGCTTGATGGCGTGCTTGTCCTTGAGCGACTTCTCCTTGACATACGCGTTAACGCCCTTCGTGACCTGCGAGCGGCTGATTAGCGTGCCCTTGGGGAGGTTGAGGAACGTGCAGAGCTCGTCCGTGACCTGAACAGGGCGCTCGAAGATAGAAGGCGTACGGGGCTTGGCATCAACACCCTCCTCCGTCTTCACGCGCTTCTTGCGCTTGCGAGCATCCTTAATCTCACGGTGAACACGCTTGTCGAGCTTCTTCACGTGGGCAAGGAGCGTAACAACCGTCTCGCGAACCGTGTTGAGCGCCGCCGTTACGCTCTTGAGGTCCTCATCTAGCGTCGTCGTAGGGCCAGCAGGGGCAGCCGCCGCGACCGCCTCGACGGGCGTAGAGGCAACAACTACCGGCGCCGCCTTGGCCGCCGCGGGAGCCTTGGCAACCTTGGCAGCCTTTGCGGGCGCCGCCACGGGGGCCGCAACAGCTACCTCAACAACAACATCCTTCTTGGCGACAACCTTCTTAGCAACAGACTTCGGGGCGGAACTCATCATACCTGAAGCGGAGGAAGTATTGGACGACATTTTACGCGCTATAGTAACATGTAGCACGTGTTCCCTGTCAATTTTTATTTTTTTAGCATAGAATATTGAATTAATTTCACCCCTTTTACTCCAAATCCTCTTTTTTTTTTGAAGCCGGACATATTTATGATGGGTACCCTAGGAAACTGCGTTCAAACCGGGATTAAATACATTTAAAGTGAATGAACTACATTCCGGATTTAACATTAGAGGCAATGAGCACTTGTAATACATCCTCTCACGATCAGATACGTATATGTGCAAATATAAAAAGTAAGAAGACTCCTGATGTTCAATGTAAGTCAAAAGCAGTAAATGGGGATTATTGTTCAAAGCATTGTAAACATCCATCGCGTTTTATTGTGGCAGGTATAAGTACAAATTATACATATAGTCAAAACAAAGCGGCGAAAAAGATACAGCGTGCATGGAAACATGTTAGACCATTTCTACGTCTTTTTCATCAAGGAGTTCTTGATACGTCAATTTGTATGAATGTAACTGAACTCTATTCACTTGAGCCTCTATCTTCTTTAAATGCTCTGTACATGTTCGGAATTATAGATTCTTCCCGTAATCTCTGGCTCTTCGATATTCGTTCTTTGGCGCGAATGATATCTATTGGAACTTTAAAGGGGAATCCATACACTCGGGAGCCAATTTCCAGTCGAATTAATTCTAAAATTTTACGGCGAATTTCCTGGCTCCGTTCACGAGGGTACACAACCCTTTTTCCACAGGAGGCTGAATTAACTTCTGAACAAATTTGGCAACAGAAAATTTTGGACACCTTTATGAAATTGGAGGCCTTCGGATTTCACGTTCAATGTGAATGGTTTAATGAAATGTCAATAGACACCCACATCCGATTCTATAAAACTCTTTATGAACTGTGGAACTTTCGACTAGGCCTTACAACGGTGCAGCAATTGGCAATTGTTCCTAGCCCTGTAAAACTATTTTCACTATCTATCTATTCTTCTCACCAAAAACAACATGTTTTACATTGGTGGGAAAAAGTCAATTTACGATTGATTGAAACCCTTATTAGTAGCTCACAGGATAAGGAATCACAGCGTCTTGGAGCAATGTATTGTATTATGGGCTTTGTTAGTGTATGTAATGATGCCGGCGAGGCGTTTCCATGGATTTTGGAGTCACTTTGACATAAATTTTCGTTATCCAGAAGGAGTAATTACACGGTCATAGACACATGTAGAATCAACAATTACGGGGAAGTACTGGGCATCAGGTGGTTTACATGCAGGCACATACACATTTTCTGGTATAGTTATATTTTGCTGAGAAAATGGAGGTTTGTTGCGGTCATAACAGGGAGCAGGAACATATGTTCCAAGATTTACAATATTTGATGGGTCAGCAGAACAACAAATTGCCGCGCTTTCTGCTGCCTGTAGGACATTCAGATACTCCATATTTGTTCCCTTCCCCGTTATTTGAACTGTCATGGCACATCCATTTACATATTGAATGTCCTGTACAGATGCGGGAATTTGATTAGAAGATGCTTGGGCTCTACGTATATGCGTAAGCTCACTTGAATCCCTTACCTTTGAACGCGATATATATGTTTTTGCCTCTTCCTCTATTCTACGAATGCGCTCTCCTTGTGACATTGACATATGTCCTTTCTACATTGTATATTGATTAAAATAGGGGAAGATAGCCTCTAGAAAAATAAAAATTGACCCCTCGAGTTCGTAGTGAGTTAGTATAACAGGAATGTCTTCTATTGTATCGCCTTCCAGCTTCTCTAGCTCTAATGTCACGGTGACCGCGGTTAAGCTACTCGAGTCGGGTGGCAAGCAGGCGTATGTAAATTATGATTCTCGCCCTCTTGTCATGCAGGTTGGTTCGCTTGAAACGCCCTTTGGTCTTTCAGTCTTTGACAAGATTCCTGGTGCCGCCCCTAAGTATTCCGTTGAGCTAAATCTTCGTGGCTATGATGACCCATCTGGCAATCCTAAGATTGCCAGCATCTACAGCGCGCTTAATGCCCTTGATGAGTTCATGATTGAGCAGGGTGTGAAGAACTCAAAGGCTTGGTTCAGGGCTGACCTGAAGGCTGACATGGTTCGTATGTTCTACACGCCTACGCTCCGCTTTGCTAAGGATGCTGAGGGCAACCTGAAGCCTTATCCTCCTACGCTAAAGATTCAGCTTCGCAAGCGTGATGGCAAGTTTGAAACGGCAGTCTATGATGACAAGAAGCGCCCTCTTACGGATGTTCCTCTTGAGGATGTTCTTGTCAAGAAGGCTTTCCTCACGGCACTCATCCAGTGTACTGGTGTTTGGTTTGCCGGTGGCAAGTTCGGCCTCAGCTGGAAGGCAATCCAGATTCGCGCTGACAAGATTCCTGACAGCATCCGTGGCTTTGCCTTCCTAGATGATGGTGAGGAGGCGCCACGTGCTGCACCGGCACCCCGCGTGTCAAAGGCTCCTCCACCAGCCCCTAGCAATCAGTTTGCTGGTCTAGATGACGAGGAGATTGATGACGAGGAGGCTCTTCAGCCGGCCTCACAGGCTGTTGATGATGAGGAGGCTGAGGCGGAGGCTCCTCTTCCAGTTCCCAAGAAGACGGTAATCAAGAAGGTTATGAAGGTTGTTGCTAAGAAGTAATAATTCTTATGATGTAACAAACTTATGAATCAATAAACCAAATAATACTATAAGAAGTGTAAATGATAGCACAGCAAGAATGTATGTAAGAACATGAGATACATCATAGGGGCAGCACTCCTTTTTTTCATGAGCAAACTCAATGTACCCTGATTCTTCGTCCATTAAATGTATTTATATTTAGTACTTTAGACTATATAATGTATCTTATAAAATAAGATATACTACATATTTTAAATTTACCTGCCCTTTACCGTGTTACATTGCAACCACACCCACCATTATTTTGATAGTTAGGAAAGTCAGCGCAGTAGCAAATACCCTGATTACGTGCAACAACAACATCAAGCGTTTGCGTGTTTGGTTGTTCACGGCGTACAGGCTGTCCATTTACGGTTACAGATGTAGTGTTAAACGCGGCAAGCGCCATTGCACGCCGTTGACGAGTTAGTTGGGAAGCATCTGTGTTTGTAACTGGCATTTCTATATAATATGTACAATATTAAATGGGAGAAGAATAATTTGGACCGTTTGGAATTGGGCAAGCAGTAGATGCCTTTGGTAAAAAGGCATTAAGAACCTCTTGTGGTACTGCAGGACACACCGGGGGAGCAAGTGGCCGCTTGTATTGGGAAAATCGTGCTAAAGGATTTTGTGAATCAATAGACTTATCAATCACACACTGCGCGCGCGCCAATGTAAGCGTTGATGAAAGTCCGCATTTTATTCCAATAATAGAAGGTATACATGACTGTTTCTTTTCAAGATAGTCACTTTCAAGAGGAGTTTCTTGACTGTAAAGGGATTTTGAAGTACACTCACCACCATATATAGAGCGCGCCCGTAGTATGGCACTTTCACATACGCCCTGACGCATTGCATATAATTTTTGATTAAGGCGTGCTGACTCACTCATCTATTTTGGGCTCGCCCTTTAGTTCCTTCGCTCTAATAAACTTTTCACGTAATAATGTCGGATATCCCTTTTGATATCCTGAGCATTCTAAACTAAAAGGTGGTATACGAGGTTTCTTCGATAAACGATTCATTTCAGTAAGCGATACAAGTCTTGGAATTATTGCATCAATATCTGGAATCCGCTTGTGTAAATTCTTCGTAAAAATCGCAATCGAATACCATATTGTTATAAGTGTGTCAAGGGAAGCAATATGAATTTGTAGACCATCCTGTGTATTAAATGATAGAAATGAACTACATGCCACTTCTTGAAGCATAAGAAGTACCGGGACATGTTTATAACGAATTTCAACATATGGAGGAACAAATTCTCCCTTTGCTCCTTGGAAAAATACTTCTACATGAGTATTTCCTAAAAGCTGTTTAACAAGAAGGGCATCGTCCTTCACATCCGGGCTCAGTACACCCATAATTCCCGTAAGACGTTCTGTATCAAAAATATCACGATGACCGTGAATTACATTTCTGTAAAAATCCTCAAGCGGACCTGTAAAGAAAATTCGCCCCTTTTCCATGCAGAAATTCAAAATTTTATTTTTAACAGGCTCTGGTATATCTACACGAATAGCCTTTCGAGTTCCACTACGTGCTTTTGGTAATTTTGGAGGGAAATTACGATTAATAAGTTGAAGGCGCTCATACACCTTCTCCCAACGTGAAACCATCCCACGCGGACGACTTAACTCTAGATACATCATCATGCGTAAAATATCAGGGTCAGTATAATACATACCATCGCGCTTGTACGCTCGCTTTAAAAGAGTTGCAAAAAGGGGGGGAGAAATTCGTGTAATATCCGCAATTGCCACGAAATTTATAAGAACCTTACTAGTTCCTTCGTGAATTCCAATTTTGTGATGAACATTTTTAAATCCATTTGCATGTAATTCAGCTACAAGAGAATTTACATCACCATCAAGATCGGGTGTAAAAAAATCATAGTCGGGAAGGTCAACATCAGGATTGTAAAAGCGTTTCTCTACAGGAAGTATCATGTTCATTGCTGTTCCACCATAACATACGCGCTTTTTCGCCTTAATAAAATTATGAACTATACTTAGCCCCTTTAGAAGAACAGCGTTGTGTGCTGATTCATAATCAAGGCGCTCTTGTGCTATATCTACAGCCTTTTTAAGACGAGTTTCTACCTTTTTTTTTCCTATAGCTGGAGTTGCCATAAATATATCTTCCTCCATCCCCCTATAAGATTTTAAGAAT